GCGGCAACACCATACAGTGTGTCAGAAGTGAACAATGTAGCAAGGTATTCTTGCTTGTATTGAACTTGTGAACGCACACCAACTTGCTCAACCAGAACCATAGCGTCCTTATGACCCATCAAGCAAACACGGGCGGCTCCTGAACCAGAAGTCGTATCAGCGTTGCTAGAAGTGAACACAGGGATACCATAAAGGTTACCGATTTCACCAGTACGGATGGCAGTTCCATTACCCACAAAAGCCTGTTCTGTATAACGGGCAAGACCCATCAATGTGTTACGGCTTGAGGGAGGAATGAGGAAGAAACGATTGTCCATAGGAGTATCGTTGTCATCCAAACGCTGAATGGTGCGGCGAATTGACGCATCAGTTAAGGCAGACTCGTTGTTGTTTGCGGCAACATAGGCTGTCGTGCCATCACCACCAATGTAGGCGGCGGCATAAGCGGCGGCTCCTGCTGTACCACCATTTGCAGAACGACCCAACTGCACCAAGTCTGTATCGACTTGACGAGCCAAGGCATAACCTGCGTCTGAGGTATAGAAGTTACGCATAGAGTTCAGGGCTTGTGCCTCAACAATATCTTCGATCAAGCGGCTATATTCATAGTGCTTGTTGATAGATATTGTTACTTCTGACTCGGTAGCGGCAATCAAAGTAACTGCGGCTTCAGCGGCTTTAGCAGAAGCAGAACCACGGGTAGGTGCAGGAATGTGAATGGTGTCACCCTTCTTGCCCTTGAAGTTCATCTTCATAACCAAGTTTGCTAAAACGAGGTTCTTTTTATAAGCCGCTACGATTTCATCTGACCAAATATCAGGGATGAATTTTTCTGCGGTGGTTACTGTCACCGAATTGGTGGGGGAAAATGAGGTTGCCATGTTAAATCTCCAAAAAACGATAAGTTAAGTTATTTAACCCTACCTTCGGAATACGCTTGCATGATCTCATCACTCAAGGCTTCGTATCGGTTCGGGTCAGTCATCTTCAGCCGAATAAGGTCAGCCCTTCTATAAACTCTCTTGGAACTCTCTCCAGTACCACCTACATCAACTGCGGCGGCTTTAAGGTTAGTCTTGCGTTGGGCTTCGCCCGCATCGCTAGTCTGTTTAGCCTTAATACCCTTTAGTTGCTTGTAAGTCGATAACAACTCGTTTGCACTGTCATAGTCAAACTCACCATCAGCCTTTGCATACAACCCTAACCGAATAGGTGAAGATTTCACCCAATTCTGAAAGTCCGTATCTTGTGCAATCTGCCCAAAATCAGGATGGTCTTGCGCTAACTTCTGCTGAATCTGCATCCTTTTGAAGTCGTGAGCCGCTTGGCGACCCGCTACTACATCAGGGTGACTATCAACTGTCTTACGAATTGCCTCTTTTGGATTCTCAAAGAAATCTACTTCAGGCTCACTTTGCTCAATAGGTTGTTTGTTAGAACTAAGGTTTTGCTTTATGAGTTCATCTGCCAGTTTTCGGACTTCACCCACCTCTTGCGCCTGCTTACCAATCAACTTTTCAGCCTCTTGGTGCATTTTGATGACTTCATCTAAACTCTTTTGCCTGTATTTCTCAGGAAGTTCAGCGATAGTCGGTGCTTCGGGTAGTTGATTTTGTTCCTCAACTATGTCTAACTCACTTAGCGACTCGTCTTCTTTATCAATCAACATATTCTTCCTTTTTCCTGCCGTTATCGGTTCTAGGACATTAAACTCGGCATTTCTGCTTACGAGTTCTCTTTTTGCTCTTGCTTTAGTTTGTCTGTGTGTTTCTTCTCAAATTTCATCCATGAGGACGGAAAATGACCAGACCACCCTTCCAAATTAACGCTTGGAGCACTTACTATGCGGTTGGCTGTCACACCGCAACTTGAACACCGAACTTCCTCTGTCTCATAATCAGTGAGTTTCTCGGTGAGATGTCCACTTACGCAGACAAATTCATAAATTCTTTTCATTCAATTCCTCGTACGCTTGTGTGCTGACCTGTTTAAGGGTTTTTAGCCACGTTAGGATAGAAAGTTCGCCTTTTTTGAATTGTAGGCTTTTTTCATCAGGGATTGTACTGATATTGTTCAACGAATTTATCATTGTGTCAATATCCTCCATTAAGTCTTTCCAGCCATCAGTTCCCATCATGGAAAAGCGGTCTTCATAATAGCGTTGTAAGTCTGGGGTCACTGGTTTCCTTTTCTTGGCAAGATATGCCAATATCATCTCTGTTTGTAGTTTATCAATTGACTTAGACATTTTCCCTTAGAAAAACACCAAAAAGTTGCTATTTGAGCCACTAGGCGCAGGCGGTGCGGTAAATATCCACCCTGAGTTATTACCCCCATCTGTGGAGTTAGCCCCTGCATACCATCCTGCCCCACCCGTAGCCGTTGACCTACTGATAGACAGAAAGTCTGCGCTTACAGTACCGCTTGCCTTGGACAAGGTATGGCTTGCGGCAGTCACAGAACCAATGGTTATCAAGTTTCCTGATGTGCCAGACAGATTGAAGTTTGTAAATGTGCTTGTTGTTGCCGCTGTAAACAGGACAGACGCTGGTTGAACTGTATTGGTAATATTGCTGAATGTGTTTGAGCCTGTAATGGTCAAAGTACCAGCACCACCTTGGTTTAGTGTGCAGTTAAACGTAGAACCACCACCAACAAACGTCTTAGCGGTTGCGGCAGTCATGGAAATCGTGCCTGTGCCTGTTCCTGCGGTTGTTGTAAATCCTGTGGGTTGTGCGTTGTTAAACGATGTGGTGTTTGGGTCAGGACAAACTAAAGTGCCACCATTAAAGGTTAAATTCTTTGTGCCTGTGGCGGTTGTAAATCTTGTTCCAACAGTATATGTAAAGCCATTTAAATCTAATGTGCCGTTGGTTAAAGTAGTCGCTACTGTTGTGCCTGTTGTTAGCGCATCTTGCAAAGTAACAGAACCACTTGGACTGTTAATTGTTATAGGCTGAGTAAAAGTTTTTGCAGAACTTGTAATTTGTTGTGTAGTGCGTCCTAAAAAACTAATAGTTCCTGTACCTGATAAAGTTATTCCAGTGCCTCCTATCCAGTTACCATAAATTGTTGGATTATTAAAGCCTGTTGCCAACACCATCGTATTTGACGTTCGCAATGACATATCTATTGTGCCAATGTTGTATGAGGCATTGATAGTTGTCGTTGAACCTGATGCAGGATATGTTGCCGCAGGAAATACAGCAGTATCTTGTGCTAATGGGAACTGAGTTGCGTCTAATGCACCACCTGATGTGGCAGACCAAGAACCTGAACCTGCTGCACCCCAGTCAGCAGAACCAGTCCTACGATAGTAAACAGTCTTAGCCGCACCAAAAGTTATACCGCTATTGCCTTTGCAATCCCCTAGTCGAGTTCCAGAAGCAGGCGATGCCGCACCTGCAATAGTTATATCTCTAAAGTCAACATCAGTTAAAGATACTGCCGCACAAGTTAATGTGCGTGTAGTACCAATAGTGTCAGAAGAAATCTGCATTCGGTATGCAGAAGCAGTACCAGCACTTACTGTAAATGTTCCATTAATTGTTTGGTTTGCGCTAAGACTTAATACGCCAATACCAAAAGAAAATGTACCAGTTATAGATAAATTATTAAATGTATTTGCGCCTGTTATTGATCCAGAATCTATAGAAGCAGATGTAAAGGATACGTTGTAAAAAGTTTGACTGCCGCCAGCAAAAATTGGTGATGAGGCAGAGCCATTTATTGTTGATGTTCCTGCGTTAAATGTAAGATTAGTTGATGTAGTAAATATAAAAAAACTATTATTTGATAAGGTGACAGTTGAAGCATTTAAATTAATTGTTCTTGTGTTTGAGTTGCTAGAAGAAATAGAAAGAGCAGTTACAGCATAGTTTCCTGATGATGAAGTATCAAATGTTCCCCTTGTAACTGTAAGTACGTTAGAAGTTAAAGCACTACCTAATGTCCAACCACCTCCAACACCATCAAAAGTAACCGCACCAAGAGAAACGCCATTGGTAGTTACTGTTTTACCAGTTGATGTAGCGTTAAATGTGGTTGTGCCTGTATACGTGCGGGTAAAGTTTGTGGCTTGAAATGTAAGACTTCCTGATACTGTTAATCCAATAGCAGAACCTGCAAGAGTCATCGTTCCATCAAGACCTGACGCTGTAAAGTCATTACACACCCTTGGCGTGTTTGCCATAGTAACTGTAAATGCACCAGTGCCTACGTTTGAATTTACATCAAAGAATACGTTATCTGATGCAGTAGGGACAGATGCACCGCCAGCCCCACCTGATGAAGCAGACCAATTAACTGTGTTGGTGCTACTCCAAGAACCTGTGCCGAGAACCCAATAGCGATCAGCCATTAGACCTCCTCAGATGGAGTTTCTTCAGTAGGAGGCGCAGTTATTATGGCAATCCAGTTATCAAACCTCTGCTGTTGCATGGCATTGATCTCATCTTGGGTTAGTCCGTGATCATCTGGCAAATGCAAAGCATCTGCAAACGTGCCGTACTGTGAATGAAAAGAGAAGTCTATTTTTACCATATTAAGCCTGTGTGGTTACTGCAATTACATCCCAACGTGTGTTGTTGGCGTTATAAATACAACCGACATAAGTTGTTTTGTTAATCGTTGTTGCTGTTGGTAAAGTCACACCAATAACTGTGTATGTTCCATTCCAAGTCAATGATCTACTTGTGCCGTTGTCCAACAATCTAAATATCAATTTGTCTCCATCAAGAGGCGTTCCTGTTGGAGCATTGATAGTGAGTCCTGCCGCCAACGCTGTGTATGCGTAGACATCGCTAACTGATATATCAGGGGTTAATGTTGATGCGGATGCGGCTGACGTAACTCTTGGGTCAATACGCTTGTTAGTTAATGTCTCAGTACCTGAGTAAGTGGCAATAGACGCACCAGCCAATGTGGTTGCGCCAGTTCCACCATTTGCTATTGGTAGAGCAGTACCAGACAATGTGATTGCCAACGTGCCACTTGTTGTGATTGGCGAACCAGATATAGACAAGAATGATGGAACAGTTGCCGCAACGCTCGTTACTGTGCCAGAACCACCACTAGGTGTTGCCCATGTACCATCCCCACGCCAAAATGTTGTAGCAGATGCCGATGTACCACTACCTAAATTAGTAACAGGCAAATTACCCGTTACTTGTGTTGCAAGGTCAACATTTGCCAACGTGCCACCAAGGGTCAGATTACCACTTGATGTAACTGTGCCTGTAAGTGTGATGCCATTGACTGTTCCTGTTCCACCAACACTCGTTACAGTTCCTGACCCTTTACCATTAAATGTTGTCCAATCTGCCGAACTTAATGCACCACGATTAGTTGCAGATGCAGTGGGTACATTTAAAGTAATTACTGGGGTTGTAGTTCCATTGGCAACAGTAGAACTTAAATCAGTTCCAGTTGTGCCTAAAGTAAGTGCCGCTACGCTTGTTACAGTACCAGTTGCCGAATCATTGGAAGTAATCGTAAAGTTAGGATATGTTCCAGTAATGCTAGTTGTGCCAGCCCCTGTCAATGCCACAGTTTGATCTGGTGCAGAGTTAGTTATAGTGAAGTTAGGATACGTTCCACTTGTGCTAATTCCTGTGCCAGCAGTCAACGCAACTGTTTGGTCAGGTGCGCTATTGGTAATTGTGAAGTTGGGATATGTGCCACTCGTTGAGATACCCGTACTTGCAGTCAAAACAACTGTTTGGTCTGGCGCAGTATTGGTGATATTTAGCGTACCCGTTGTAGTGATCGGACTACCCGTGATACTAATACCAGTCCCAGCGGTAGCCGCTACACTAGTAACTGTGCCTGTTCCTGCGCTCACATTGACTGTTACATCGTCACCAGAGTTTGTAGCACTAACACTTGCACCAACAAAATTTATCTTCTTAACGCCACTTGTGATGCTTGTGCCTTCGTCCAGAATAGCAACTGCCCCATTGGTGGACATGGTGCTAATAACTTTTATCTTCTCTGCCAAGTCAGGGGCAACGACTTCGCCAACATTTAACTCTTGTCCTGTTGATAAAGTGATAACCAACGAGCCATCAAAGTCAATCTTGGCATCTGTTACTGAAACACCATCTTGACCATCTTGCCCGTCTTTACCATCCTTGCCATCACGCCCATCTTTGCCGTCACGACCATCTTTCCCCTGTTTACCATCTGCGCCTTTGTCACCCTTGTCACCCTTTTCAGGAACAATAGACTTGGCAATCTCTAGTTGTGCGCTGACCTTGTTCTCCATTACCTTAATGGCTTCAACAATCAACTCAACATTGTCATTTATGGCTTCTTCTTCTT